TCCTACATCTCCTTGACCACCTTTACCTCCTTGTGCACCTTGATCTCCTGTATCTCCTTGACCACCCTTACCTCCTTGATCTCCTACATCTCCTTGACCACCTTTACCTCCTTGAGCTCCTTGATCTCCTTGACTTCCTCGAACTCCTTGAGCTCCCGCCAAGCCCTGTATACCTCCTGGTATCAATGCAAGGGACGCAGATGTCGCACTTGAAGGAGATCCTATAATTTTAGCTAATGCGTTATCTACGGAAGTTGCTTCTAGACTAGATGTTATTGTTAATGTTGTACCATCCCATGTTAAATTATTAGCGGCGGGGTTACCTATAGAGAATTTATAGGCGGGGTCGGCCGCGACGTGCCCTAGCCAAAAGCCGGTTCCTGTATTGTAATCGGTTTGGCCGGCCTTAAGGTGCACGCCGTTATGGGCGACGCCTGTTAATGACGATGATTCGATCTTCCATCCTCCGATTGTGCCGCCGGCTTCTGCTGAAATTGTGCCTTTCATGACGACAGACCCATTTGGTAACAGATGAAAATCGCTCGACGAAATTTCAATATTACCATCTGAGCCGGACATGAAGTTTGATTTGCCGCCGAAGAAGAATCTATTAGTCTTGATATCGAGGCCTGGCTTTGTTCCGGTTGAGAATCTGAAATAGCTGCCAGAATCTTGTACAATTTCTAATCCGGTACCGGTATAGGCATCTGGACTGTTAGGGATGACGGACCCAGAATACATCATGAATCCACCTGGTTTGTCTGTCCGGGAAGCTGATGTGAATCCCGTGTAACCGATTGATCTTATAAATCCTGAATTCAGGCCGGCCATTTCTATTCCGGAACCAACTGTATTGCCGATGAATACCGACCCAGTTATTAAGTTATTGGCGCCGCCTATAACAGTATTTTCGCCCGTAAAGGCGACAGGATATATCTCTAAATCTAGGTCTGCCTGCTTATTGTTAATATCAAAAAATGCGACCTTAAATGTTAAGGGCGTTTTTAGAAATTGAGTTGGGATACGCGTATTAATTCTTGTGAAGTTTGGCGTGAACCCAGTCTCATTAAACGTTTTAAGACTTATATTTGCTAGATTAAATCTCCCACTTCGTTGAACTAAATATATATCAACTGGGGCATCATATAAACTTTTAAAATTAAATGTTGCTGGGTTGTTGCCTTCTGTGAAAACGCTGCTTGATGCGTTTAATTGTAATGACCCGATCCTGGTACCAAATGGTCCTCCGTCCGCAAAGTTCCCAGTTAATGAATTTTCATATCCCCCTGGGTTGGATAAATATGCATTGCGGCCTGAGTCATTGAATTCGTTGGGCGCGATTTGCCCTTGGCTGCCGGATACGTATATATCGAAATGTGCCTTATTTGGAAGGCCTGTCGCCGTTGCTGACATATCTGCATATGCATTTATAGAAAATTGATATTCAGTATTTTTTATTAAAGTTGGCTTATACTCGTCTTTAAGTTTAATATACGTAAACTCGCCGGTGTCATAATTATCAGCTGGGGTTAGCCTGATGCCGCTCATCAAGTCTCCGGGTTCGAATGTCTCTGTAAGGGCCACTGGTGGTGCTATTTGGCCTTGGCTAGATGTCCAATATGTTTGATAATCTACTAAGCTTGTAAAGAATCCCATTCTATTATATTGGGCGCCGGCGGCGACGGTACCTTGAAATGAATTAACATCTTCTAATATCTCTATCCGTTCTAGAACAGTTTCGCCGGCGTCTATAAAATTACCAAAGCTTCCGCCGGGCTTATAATATGTTTTTAATTTATATACATCTCCGGTGGCCGGTTCTATATTTGATATTTTTAGTTCAGCAAATGACTGAGATTGTTCTGTCGTTGTATATACAAATGGTAATGTGAAACTACATGTAAAATTAGCCGTTGGTTGTACTTGATCAACCGTTTGGCCGGTTCCGTCGGCGGAGTTAAGGGCTACTTGCCACTTACCGCCAGTATTAGAATCTGCCGTATTTATGAAACCTGCAGGTTCTGGTAATAATACTATATGTGCCTTTTTTGAAGTGAGCACAGTGGTAATAACAAAGTGATATGACCCTGATAAATTATAGATAGTACTCGGCCCTGTTGAGAACGCGGCTTCTTGGATTTGTGATGCGGGGAGTAGTTGTCCGCCGGCATTTAATTTTGCTCCTGGGGCAGTTGTCTTAACTCTTGGGTTGACTATAGTAATAATGTTGCCGGGTGATATATCAGTAGTAAAAAATGGGTCTGTGGTTTCAAATACCGATTCATCTAGTGCAGTTATGATAGTCGTTGTCGTTGTCGTAATTGGTCCTAGGGCGGCGTCAAAGGTGCCGGCTTCTACTGCATTATCCACGCCTCCGGCGTCTGCAACCGCTAACGCCGCTGGGTCTGGAAGTACCTGTGTTCCTAAATATGGGGCTGGCGTGTTTGCTGCATATCCTCCTTGGTATACTTCCGGCTGGGGGTCGCCGGCTACGTTTGGAATGGATGATACGACGGATGTCGTTGATGGCTTTGGAGTAATTGTATATGTGCCTGTTCCATTACTTTGCGTTACTACATTTGTTAAATTTATTGGTTGTAAATATGGCTGAACAACTTCCGTTATTGTCACACTTGGCACTTGTGTAAATATAATTTCTGATGTATTATGGCGGTTGGGCGCACATGACACTTTCCGTGACCATATTGTGTTTGGAAAGTTGAAATAATCTTTGTCATTAACATCTTGACTAAATCTCAATACTCTACCATCTCGGTCCTTGCGTGCGCGGCCCGCTAAGTAGACAGTTGCCGTGCCATCCGGTGTTGTAGGGTAGATATATATTGCAATTACCCGAGTGCCGTCAGACTCTAAATAATTAATAGGTTCGTAGTAAATCGGGTTGCCATTTGAATCTAGAACTTCGATATGTATAGTAGAGTTTTTAACTAATGTATCTGCATCAGCTTTAATCTTAAATAGGTTCTTACCGCCTGTCAATGTTGTAGGAAATTCTACAACATTGAAGTATTGATTGGCGTCAGTACTCGTATCTATTATCGATATACCCAGGTCCTTAAGACCTACATAATCTATTTGTTTCCGTAATTGTCCTAGATTCCATGTCCCAGCTGGCATATAACATATCCTTTATTTAATAATAAATATCAGGTAAAGTTAATTTCAGAGTATCCGTTGACTTTCTTAATTTCTACTAATTTATCTACAATATCACGCATTGCATCAATATGAGAAATACACATTAAAAATCCAAATTGTGACTTAAGATATTCAAATAACATGGACATTGAATTGAGGTTTTCGGAGTCCAATACGCCAAATCCCTCATCTATTGCTAGGAAGTTGGGCCTTGGCAAATTTGATACATTTATCAACGAAGTTCTGATTGCCAATGAAGAGATAAACTTCTCCATGCCGGATGTTAATTCTAATGGCCAATAATTATCATCGTCATACACAATATGGGCATTTATATTTTTGCCATCTGTATGTAATACGATTGTAAATTCAACTACCTGGTTAAGAATATTATTTATTTCGGATTCAATTTGCGGAAGCGCTTTTGTTATCAAATGATATGGGACTCCGTCTCTGTTAACAGCTTTTTGATAATATTCATATCCTTGGTACTGCTGTTCTAGTTGTTTCAATCTATCTATGCCGGCCTGGGCATCTTGTTTTGTCTTTTCTGCTAATTTTAACTTTCCGGACAAGGTTAATAATTTCGAATCAAATTCGCTAATATCTATATTAACGGTAGAGATTTCATCTCGAATTTCCTGTATTTCAGCATTCTTATTTTTATTAAATTCTAAGTCAGATTTTTGTTTTAATGATTTTTTTAGTTCTAATTTACTAGTTTTTATATCTTCACGACATTTATGAAGTTTCCATTTGAATTGTTCGAGTTCTCTTTCTAGATTATTTAATGTCTTATCAAAGGCAGTTGCATTGGCTTTTAATTTTCTTAAGAATTCTAACTTTTCTTTTGGCTTATCATAATGTTCTATTTTTACAATGCCGTCTTCAAAATGCTTAATATCAAATTCTATAACTTGTTCTTCATCAATTAACTTTGGTAAAAGATCTGCGACTTGTTTAGTTTCATGTAACCATGGGTTGGCCATACAGAAACTACAATTCTCATCCCACTCATGTTTATCTAATTTAGATACTATTTTTTGGCCATGCTGAATTTTTAACTGTTTTAGTTTCAAATCATTATTTAATTTTATAACAGTATCTTGATAGTCTTTCAATTCAACTAATGCATGTTGCAATGCCGTTTCATCAACTTTATTTATTTTCTGGCCGGTTTCTTTTATAAGGGCTTTTTGTTCGCGAATCATTTCTCGTTGAGTATCTCTGTCTGCAATCACCTCATGCAACTCATCTTCCATTCTTTCGATTTCAGACTTAACATCTTCCGGAAGGTCTAATGTGTCATCAACTTTCTTTAATTCCGTTGTCATAGTAAAAATGATGTCATTAAGATTAGTCTTCATTTCGTCATGCTCTGCCTTATCAACTTTCATTTGTTCATATGAACCTGTATATTGACTTATTGTATCTTTAGATCCTGCTAGATCGGTCGAAAAATCTTTTCTTTTATATTCTCGAATCAATGCTGCAGTGTCCTTTATCTCATCATGGCCAATTTGATATTGTTGTTCAAATATATCTATGTCTAAGAATTGTGACAATAATTCCTTGCGTTCCCGTTGGCTTTTATCAATAAACCCTGTATTGTTGTTCTGTAATGATAAGGCTGTTAATACAAAGTCGTCATACGTACCTAAATATTGCTGTATACTTTTGTTTGTTGAATCTCTTTGATCGCCATTAAGATTTTCCTCGTTTCCGGAGGCATCTACTCTCCAAAAATCTACATTGACCTTAACATGACCATTGCTGTGTCGTTTTGCATTCCTTTCGATGAAGTAATTGTACTTCCCTAACTCAAATTCAAATTTACAATAAAATCTAGATTTTTTATTATTTAGTACATGCTTTGCTTTCTTCGTTCTAGAACATTTATCGAAACAGCAGAATGATACTGCGTCCAATAATGTAGATTTACCAGATGCATTTGGCGCAAACAGGCCATATAGGCCATGCATGTTAGTGAAATCAATTTGATTGTTCTCTCCATAACTAAACATATTAGAAAATTCAAATTTCTTTGGCGTCCATGATATATTTCTAGTTAATGTATTTACTGGCAATTTACTATGTACAGTTCGGTTGATATGTCTTATGGTATCTAACAGGTCATCGTCTAACGCATATTCGTCTACCAGATACTCCGTAATGACCTTGTTCTGCCACTCCACATCTCGTATATTACCAAAATTAATTTTCTTCTTAGAATCAGTTGTATTCAACGCGTTAATTTTCTGAATTGAAATATCTTGTACTTTATATTGCGATTTGATATTTGCAACAAGCTCTTTCAATGTAGCAGAATCTGTATCCTTTACCTTTAGTCTTAGTCTAGGCCTGATAGGAATTTCTGTACTGGGATTCATTATCTTGCCGGCATCTATGTGGTATGTATAATATCCGTAATCATTTGGGATATCGACAAATTCACATTCCTTAGATTCTAAGTCCCATACCATAATCCCATGGCCTAATGCCTCGCCATGGTTTTGTTGAATTAAAGACCCAGCATATGCTATAGTCTTTTCATCATTCAAATATTGTGGTTTATGAATATCTCCTAGTAATACTAGATCATGGCCGTCGAATATGTTCGTAGTTACATGGGTATTACTCAAAACAAACCCCGCATCGGTTGATGCATTATGTACCGACCCATGATGTAATGCTATCTTATAATTTCCAACAAAGCTATCAGCTTTAATATAATCTGCTGGTTTATCGAACACCGACATTACGTTGAAGTGTACATTGGAAATATTATATATACCATTGTCTTTAAGATAATGTAAGTTTTGATGATTCAAGGCTTTAACGATTGGACTTAGGGCATCTAAACGATAACTATTATTTAGATTGCAATCATGGTTACCGGTGATTACGATCGTCGGCGCGATATCTGCCAAATTCTTAAAGAATTCTGATACTACAGTTATTAGCTCAGGCGACATATCAGTTTTGGAGTGTACAATATCGCCGGCTACATATATTAAAGAATTATCAGTCCTTGTCTTCTTAATATAAGAATATAGCCGTTTAAATACTAATCGATATTCTTTATGACGTTTAACATTTCGAACATGTACATCAGCAATGTGATATATTTTACCTATCTTATCTATTCCTATATCTATAGTGCGCATAGTATCCTTTGTTCCATTAATTCCATTTCAGTCATCTTTTCCGTCATATTTAATATTTCTGTTATTTTTTCGAATCCCAACTCATTCGGATCTTTTCCTGTTATATCGACGAAGTATACATCTAGGCCATTTGCCATAAAGTATTGTGCCGTTTCCAGGGCCTGCTTACGTGCGTCCATATCTAAGCATATATAAATTTTCCGGACGCCTTTTTCTACAATCCGGCGTTTTAATGTGCTTGATATCGTTTTACCAAATAAAGGGATAACATTTCTTTTTATTGTAATTGCATCAAATGCGCCTTCAACTAATATAATGGGCATGTCCCAATTAATATGTAATTCAAATCCTATAATATCTTTCGATGTTGGAGGATTTTTATGTTTATATTTAGATTCAGTATAATATGATCGTGCAACAAAGTAATTTAAACTACCATTGGCATCATGACTTGGAATAATTATCTTACCTCTATATAGGCCTTTTCTACAATATCCAATTCTATATTTTAGGATATCATGGATACCTATGCCACGACCTTTAAGGTAATGTATAGCATTCCTAAACTCTGGACTCATTTCTTGTAATTCCCATAGTGGCCGATATCCTTCTGGTAATTGTAATACCGGCGTATCTGTTGTAGTCTTTGACGGCTTCCATTCTACGTCGTCAAGTAATTCTACTAATTTAGCTACCTTCTCACGCTGAACATTCAACTTCCGAAATAATATAGGGAGTTTCCTGCCAGCGGCATTACATACCCAACAATGCCAATATTGAGTGACAATATTAACTTCCATCTTCTTTTTATTAGTATGACAAAAGGGACAACTGAATGCTATATTATCATTCGAGTTAATTTTGCCGCGGCCCATTACAGATTCAAGAAGACTTATGACAGAGAATTTGCTCATTTGCGAATTAATTAATTATAATTTCATTATCATTCAATACTTTCATAATAATGTTTTTCTTTAATAAATCAAATAAAAAATTTTATTAATATGAATATATTAACAATTTCTCGTATAATCAACCTTTTGACAAGCTTTTTTTCTTATTTAGCCAACTTTCCGGTATCGCCTTCTCTGCCCATGGTATATCATGCTTATCGCAGAACATAGCATATGTAGTTTTTGACCCCTTCCTTATCTTTGTCTTTGAAGATTGAAATACCATACGTATGTCTAATTCCGGATGTTGTTGTTTTATAAGTAAATGTTTTTTACGATCTTCTAAAACCCATCTGCCCTTTGTTTCTACTAAAATACCATTCGGTAATGTAAAATCAATCGTGTATGTATGTTTAGTCTCTGGCTTAATATAGCCTATGACAGTATCTTCATACCCAAACTTAATTTTGTTTTCCTTCAACTGGTCCGATACTCTGTGCTCGAATCCACTTCTGTAACCATGTTTTATTGCGTTCGCACGCAACTTAGATTTCGATCTCCACGCCATAACTTATTCCTTATTTAATATAAATATTAGTAATCCCAACGAACAACGAAGTTCATATCCACATCCGGATTTTTTTGGATAGGCTGTGCTAATTTTGCAGTTGCTATCATCTCAGCATTATCATTATATAATCCAATCGTTGTAATATATGGTGCCAATGTTCCGGATACGAATAAACTCTTTCTTAATTCTCCAGGAGGCATATTAGCTTGATTTGGGTCACATGGCTCTCCAACTGTAGCCGGCCTATATGTCGACGTTGGATTCATTGTGACGTTGAATTGACCCTTTGGGACACGTACTAAACATTCATTTTCATAAATTGTATGAGTGCCGCGGTAGTCAAGATTCCAGGTATTTCCAAATACGCCGGATCCGGAATTATACTTTGGTAATGGAGAAGAAACAACTGCTTGTGCATTTTTATAAAATACATTCCCGGCGACGTTAGTTTGATAACATGACGCGGACGTGTAATTATTATTTGCTAATGATTCCATTTCTGTATCTAAAACTGCATAATCATACATTCTTACTTCTGCCAAATCCCACATTCTACCATCAGTTCTTTTTGATGTCGTATTACCAAATATTAAGTCTGCCATATTAATTGTATGATCAGGCAATACTCCATGTGTTCCTCCCGACCCCGTCACGCCATTAACAAATATTTCTAATTTTTGTGCAGAATTTCTAATACATACATGGTTCCATCCATAACCTTTAGAAACATCACCAGTTGTAACACTAACCGCATTAGTGCCATCACATGCAAGGAATACGTATTCGACGTGGGTGGTTGCGCTACCACTATATGTAAGTTGTAATGGAGTACGGATGCCATCTGCTTCTAAATCAGCTCCAGTATAATATGGAACATCGATGTGGTTAGTTAAATTATTATTTTCAACCTTTCTTGTTTTTCGTTTGCCATCTATTTTATCTAAATACGTTTCTGTTTTTACTGCCCATTTTGATAAAATACCTTCGAAGCTATTGGAAGTGGTAGCACTTCTATGCCATAATGAAATTGTCCAATCATCACATTTACCAAATCTATCAAATTTATCATGATGTGGTATTTGAATATTAGTGCCTGTAACAATATCAGGCCTTACAGATAATCCTGAAGCTACTCGGTAATTACTCGATGTAACTTCAATTCCAGGTTTCACAACAAAACTTCCATTAATGGTAGCTGATTTTTTAACTCCATTTAATCTATATGTAATTCCAGATGATATTGTTCCCAATTCATCATAATCATTAAATTTACGATACAAGTCATTAAATGACATATAAAAGAAATTTTTACTCGATGATGCAAATTTTGTCGAGTCAATTATTGGATCATATAAATTTCCATTACCATCATCTGATAAATTAATTACTGTGTCGCCTATTGATGATGTTATATTAAATGTTCCATGTTTTATCTTTTCGCCGACCTGCCCATATGGTGCGGTAAATATCGAAGCCGAATGCCACAAAAATCTCTGTTGTAATTCTACATCTAAAAAATCGGCTGCATACGCCGGGGTGTTATTCCGATAATATTTATGGTCTATTGCATTCCAAATGACATGTTGATTCGTGTTGTCTTCACTATTAATCGGATAAGTAAGGGTGCCGGATCCTTCTCCAGTATCTGATAGAATATGGGGAGTTACTTTCCGGTAAATTGCATTGTGTCTGAAGTATCCTGACCCGGTCGTAAACCCGGCAGAATTTACTCGATATCGTTTGTAGGCTTTAAATGGCCTTTGCTGATAATCATTTGATCTGATTGGCTGAAATACTGTTGGAATAACTGGCATATCATCTTACTAATTTTAATTTAGAAGTCTAATTTAACTTTGATA